CCAGTAAAACGAATTACTCTACGAACAAAATCTACATTACGCAAGTCTCCTTGCACAAACTCATGTGCTTTAGTAGAAGAAAATTCTGGATACTTAAGATCTACACCACGAACCCAATATCCTTCTGATCGTAGTCTTTTCACCATGTGACTACCAATAAATCCACCCGCTCCAAGAACCAAAGCGGTCTTACTATACTCAGTCATAACACCCATAAATTACTTACTATGTATCTGGTCAAAATCAATATACTTCACACATCATATCAAGACCAACGTCAATGTCAAGTTCAGGAACAAACCCAAACGACTCAAGCTTCTCCACGTTCATCGTGAAGTTTTTGATTTGAATATATTTCTGGTCCCCTGGCATAGAGACATCTTTGAGTTCACTCTTACTACCCACTTTGTTCTTTGCATACTCAATGATCTCTCTAAACGATCTTGATGTACCAGTACCAATATTATAGATCTGGTTGGTATCAGACTCATCCATCAAAAGTCTCATAGCCCTACAAACATCATCTACCCACATGTAGTCTTTGACAAAATCACCACCGTCGTACAAATGAATAGGTTCGTCATTCTTCAGACAACGGATCATATACCCTAAAACATTCTTACCCTTCGACACTGTGGGATCAATTCCAAATACATTACTGATCCTGAAGATACGATACTTGATGCCAAAGGTCTCACAGTAGGAAATCAACAACTGTTCAGCACATCTCTTGGTCACAGAGTAGAATCCTGTAGGGTTACAACAATCAGTCTCTTCTGCATCAAGGAAGTCATTACCATACACAAAACCAGAACTGACAAAGTTAAACACCGTATCTGTTCTCTTACAATGAGACAATACCTCAGTTAAAATCTTGAGGTTTGTGTCAATATCTAGCTGAAGATCTTGAAAGACATTTTGATTAGTGGTTGTACTAATCAAATAAAGAATATCCTTGGTCTCTGGTTGTCTCTGTCCTCTAGGGATTTGAATACCATCGTACATCCTGAGAAAGGCACTACCGAGGTAACCAGAACCTCCAAAGACTGATAGACTAGTCATACTTCTCACACTCCTTAAAGGTCTTTCCGTCCTTGTCTTTTGTAGATAGTAACGGACTATCTATACCCCAATCAATACCCAGATCTGGATCATTCCATAGGAGAGTTCTATCATACTCCTTGTAGTAAATCTCTGTAGTCTTGTAGGAAACGTGAGCGTTGAGACTATACACATAGAAACCATGTGCAAACCCCTCTGGTACCCACAACATCACCTCAGGACGGTACATATGGATAGAATAATATTGTCCAAAGGTAGGGGACGATTGTCTCAGGTCTACAATCACATCAAGGATTGAACCTTCCACACACCTTACCAACTTACCCTGTGGTTTAGTTACTTGATAATGAAGACCTCTAAGTACATGAGGTGATGACCGGGAATGATTGTCCTGAACAAACTCCATGTCCAGACCTATACTAGAAAAGTCTTTCTTATTATAACTCTCAATAAAATAACCTCTCGTATCTCCATGTTTATGCTGTTCTATCAGTACAGCATCTTGAAGAGGTGTCTCAATAATCTTCATAGTGTAAAATTGTCTTAAGTAATCCGTTTGTTATGTCTGTAACTGGTGCCCAACCAATCTCCGAAGTGATTTTATGATTTGACGTAGCATATCTTAAATCGTGTCCAGGACGGTCTTGAACATATTCGATAGGGTGATCTTTCTTACCCATGAGATCTTTGATCATCATGGCTAGTGTGATGTTTTTAATCTCACAGTTACCACCAATATTATACCTCTCTCCTATCTTACCCCTTAACCAGATTTCGACAAGGGCATCACAATGATCCTCAACAAAGATCCAGTCCCGGATTTGTTGACCATCACCATAGATTGGTATGGGTCTACCCTGGATGATACTTTTGATGATTGTAGGGATCATCTTCTCCACATACTGTCTTGGTCCATAGTTATTGGAACAGTTTGTGATAGTAACTGGAAGACCGTAGGTGTTATGGAATGCTTTAACGAAGTGGTCACTGGCAGCCTTGGATGCTGAGTAAGGGTTACGTGGATCATACTTTGAGTCCTCATCAAACTCACCCTCCTCAATCGATCCAAACACCTCATCAGTGGAGATGTGCATGAACCTATCAGTCTCATACCTCAGTGCAAGTTGTAAAAGATTGACCGTACCAATGATGTTGGTTTGTAAGAAAGGACCACAGTCATTGATAGAATTATCTACATGACTTTCTGCCGCAAGGTGGAAGACAGTATCAAACTTCTCCTTGTCAAAGACATACTCTACAGCATCTTTGTCACAGATATCTATTTGATGATGCTCAATTGTATCCGGAATATTTTCCTTGACACCTGCATAACTTAAGTTATCAATACAAACAATCTTCTCACCCAAATTACTCAAGGTTCTAAGCAATTGGCTACCAATAAACCCTGCTCCACCTGTAACAAGAATACTCATTTGTACTTTTTTTCCTCGTATTTGTGTAGAATGTCTGTCGAATATTGTTGGGGTACCTCTTCAGGAGACAACAGAAGTTCATTCTTCCTTTCTTCTTCCAATCTATGTACTCTATTTCTCAACTCTGTCGATGAATACTTATGTTGTCTCTTGTGGTAATGAATTTCGATACCGTCATCGATACAATACTGTTTGCCTGTAAAGTCTCTATCCTTATACTCCTCACTCAAGAACCGGATGTGTATCTTCTGAGTCTTGATCATGTTTAACAGATCTTCCTCTGTTTCGTACACCAATATCTCATCAACATATCTACATCCCTGTATCTGTACATACCTTTCGTATACACTTTGAGTTGGTTTATTTTTAATACCCGGTCTGTCGATAGTAGGATCAACTTGTAAAGCAACTATCAGCCAGTCACACAAATCCTTCTCCATCTTCAACATTGTCACATGACCAGCATGAAACAAATCGAAAGAGCTACAATTAAATCCTATCTTCATTACGAAAACATTAACCAGTCTATCTATTTTACTAAAAAAGGAGGTCTTTGTCAAGACCTCCACAACTCACTTTCTATAGCATACCTTTAGATAGTTTTTCAATGTTAAGTGATGGGTTCATCTTCAGGATTCTGATGAGCTCATCAAGTCTGNCATCTCCACCACTATCAGATTTGGATACAGATTTTTTAGAATGTGCATCACACTGGGCTTTAAGTGATTTGATCTCGGCCTCAAGAGCCTTAACTCTTGTCTCAACCTCATTGTCATACTGGGACATATAAGCACCAGATGTAGATACCTTTCTTGCTGTCATAGTTTTAAAGTAAATCTACTTTATTTAGAACTTACAGTGGATATTAAAAGCAATAGAACATCTCTCATCTTCTACAGGATTTACATAATGTAAGAGATTTGAGGGAAAGATTATAACCGTTCCTTCTTTGATGTCCTCTATGTTTTTGGTATGTACTTGTGAATCAANAATACCAAAGTCATTCTTAATGAAAGATGTTTTATTACTCCCCTTCTGATCAATAATGTAGATACCAGAGAACTGATTTAAACCGTCACCCACATGATCATGAACTTCTTGGAATGCACCATCTTTATAATAATTTACCCATATAGTTTTCAACTCACTCGTAGTGGGGTAACGTTGAAGATCAACATGCTTAAGCATTTGATCTAGATGTTTCCATACTACAGAGTCTAAAAAATAATCATCCCACAGACAATCAACAGTAAAGTCGAAAGTTGTTTTGACCTTACAATTCCATCGTTCGACGGTGGTATCGTTACTGTCGTGTAAAATATCTTTTAGACGTGGGTAATATTTGTTCTTTATATCTTTGTGATTAGGAACATCACAATAAAATATAAAGGGTGCTCTAAAGTTTCTTAACGGCATATTCCACAAAGAAGAATGTTCATGCTACCTCTTGTCGTTCAAGATCTTCAGCCAGACAATCAATGAGGATATCATAGTCGTCTAGAGGGTCACCAGAAAAAGTAACACCATCATTCTCATAAAACTTACGGACCTTTTTAAAAAGTTTTGGATTCCTTACATCAAGGAAGAAATCTCCCTTCACTGCAGATCGAAGGGTTGTGATGTCCTTTTTGAACTTAGAAGAAATAGTCATTGTCTTTCGTGTTGACCTTAACAGTATAAGGGTTTTGACTGTAGTAGTCAAGGGGACAGAAATAAATCTGGCCCAATAGGGATCGTGGAGATCGGACCCACCTTCGACGTGTTATGAGCACGTTGCATTCACCAGATTGCTAGGTCTAACAACCTTCTTCGTGATCTACGTACATCGTATAGAGTTGATCGTCAGCGGACATCATGACACAGGTATTACCATTGTCATTTATTATTCCTAGATGCTCTCCGTCTTCCACTCTTTTAATCAATGCATCCCAGTTCTCTTGAAACTCTTGCACGGTGAAGATTTCCATAGCTAAATTATATAGTGAAGTTAAGACCAGTAACCTATCACTATTAGAAGTCCGTGTGCATAGAAGAATAATAGGACTGATCCTATACACATACTAATAATAGTGGCAGTTTTATTATGTTTGTCGATGGCTTTATCGATCATATCCTGACATTGCCTTTCAGTAATGTTATGTACAGGTTTCATCTCATCAAATCGATGTGACATTGTAATTATACACCATTAACCTGAGATGTCAACTCCATATATGTGAAGGCGACAGTGATTCTAGGTAATTTACATCGCACATTGGGAGCATGTCCCATGTGTTCTAAATGTCCTGGAAATATGAGTGCGTTATTTGGTATATATGGATAATAAAAATAATCTCCGTCTTCTGTCTGGATAACAAATTGTCCTCCCCATACGGTGTCCCAGTAGGGTTGCGCAAACAGATTGAGAGTCCAAGATCCTTTCGGTGCATCATCATGAAAGTCACTCTCTTGACCAAAGAATTGAAGATTTGTATTCACTCTATGCAAATACAATCTTTTCTTAACGTATTTTTGACACACATATTGTAGATAAGTACCATACTTAATAAGTACCAAGTTGTCACCAATATTATCAAATTCGCCT